AAGGCTCTGTCAAAACAGAATTGGAAGGCGCAAAGAATACGATTATGACGGAGATACGCGGTGCAGGCAATACATTGGGCATGAACCTAGATCAAGATTTTATGCCGAAGATTGACATCAACATGCCGACGTTGAGCAATCAAAAGTTAAACCTAGACCAGGACTTCACCCGCATCAGCGTGCGTGGCCTGCAGGAGTCCGCTGTGAAACAGGCAGGGAATCTACAGAACGAATTAATCAAGATAGGCACTGCTGGTCAGGAAGCGTTAGTACAAGCAGGTAAGGCGGTACAGGAACAAGCGGTACGGGCTGGGGCAGCTATGCAACAGAATGCTATCAACTTTGGCACACAAATTTCTGACGGGCAAAGCAACCCAACCTTGGAACACTACGCAAATCAGTTGACCAAAGGCGGTGAATCACAAGCTGCACAGGTCACAAAGTACATGGAAGAAAAAGCCATACCTTTTGCGGGTGATATTTACGCCACAGCTTACGGAGACAAGAACCCAGTAGTCAAATTTGTGCAAGGTGCCGTCAAAGACGCAGAAGGCAACACTGGTGGCATTGAAGCGCTACCGACAGACATTGCGAATTTTAATATTGATCTAGCCAATCAGCTTTTTGGTGATGACGATGGAAGCAGTGGCGGTCAGGTAACGACTGGCGACAATCTAGCATCCGCACCGACTCTGGCAGATCCAGGTGTAATACCAGAGATGGAGCAGGCCACTTCAAAAGCCGGTCAGATGTCCGAAGAGGAGCGGTTGCGTCGAATGCGACGCTTATTGTTGAACCGCTATGGCCGTGAAGACACAATACTGTCTGGTGGTAATGATACCCGCAGCCGCCGCAGGTATGCCCTATGAGCGAATTAGCCAATTCATTGGTGCAGGAATACGAAGCGCTAAAGTCAGAGCGTGGCAACTGGGAAAACATGTGGCAGGACATTGCCGAGTTGATGATCCCCAGGCGTGCCGACTTCACCAACCGCTACCGCGCACCAGGGGAACAGCGGCGTGACCGGATCTACGAAAGCTCTGCCGTCCGCGCTTTAGTCCGCGCAGCCTCTGGCTTGCACAACACGCTGACCAGTAGCACGGTCCCTTGGTTTGCGTTAGAAACCGAAGACCGCGAGTTAATGAAAAACCGGCAGGTACAGCTCTGGCTGGAAGATGCTACCCGGCGCTGCAACGGGATCTTCAATGCCCCCCGCAGTGGCTTTCACCAAAGCGCCCATGAGTTCTACCTCGACCTATTGGCCTTTGGCACGGGGTGCATGTATGTGACGCAGGAACCGGGCATGGGGCCTGTGTTCAAGTCTTACTTTCTAGGCCACACCTACATTGCCGAAAACAAGACTGGGATGGTGGACAGCGTCTACCGGCGCTTTGATGACACCGCCCGCAGTCTCTACCGCCAGTTTGGCAACAAGCTCCCCGATGAGATCATCAAGGCTGCCGACAAGGAGCCGTTCCAGCGCTTTGAGCTATTGCATGTGGTTCGCCCCCGTGTGAATGCACCGGGCAAGACTTCTAAGCAGAAGCCCTTCCTATCGATCTACATCCACCCAGAGAGTCGCAAGGTGGTGCAGGAAGGCGGCTTTGACGAGATGCCCTACATTGTCAGCCGTTGGCAAAAGAATTCGATGGAAGTCTATGGGCGTGGCCCAGGGGTCGAAGCGCTGCCTGATGTACGGATGATTAACGAGATGGAGCGTGTTGGCTTGATTGCGCTTCAGAAGGTCGTTGACCCACCGTTGTTGGTGCCAGACGATGGGTTCCTATCGCCAATTAGAACCACACCCGGCGGCCTGAACTACTACCGCGCAGGATTGGGACCACAGGACCGGATTGCGCCTTTACAGACCGGCGGACGGGTAGACCTGAATGAAGCGAAGATTGGGCAGGTACGAGCTGCAATTGACCGTACCTTCTTTTTAGATTTGCTGGAGTTGCCAGGCCCTACCGCAGCCGATGGCGATGTTTTGCGTTTCAGCGCTACAGAGATCGCAGCAAGACAACGAGACAGGCTTTCAATTCTAGGCCCGATTGTGGCGCGTCAGGAAGCTGAAATGCTAGGCCCTCTGGTAATTCGTACCCTATCGGTGATGTTGCGCTCTGGGATGCTTCCGCCCCCACCACAGGTGCTGTTGGATGCAGATTTCAAGGTGGCTTACAGCAACCCCGTAGCGATTGCGATGCGCTCTGGCGAACTCGCCAGCATTAGTCAACTGATTCAGTTCCTGGTGCCCTTTGCGCAACTGGACCCCACGGTCATTCAGCGCTTCCAGACAGGGCGAGTAGCGGAGTTGGCGGCAGAGATCCTGAAGGTCAGCCCCAGCGTGTTCAAGTCTGGCGAAGAGTTGGAAGCTGAACAGCGGGCAGCCGAAGAGCAGCAGGCCCAACAGCAGGAGCTGGTACAAGCCAATGCGATTGCCGAACAACAAAACCTCATCAGCCAGAGCCGCCGCAATGAGTCGGTAGCCTATCTGAACGAAGCGAGGGCCCAGCGACAATGAGACTGAGCGAAAAGGAAAAGCGGCGTCTAGCAGACTACCGCACTGTTTTTGAGAGCCCACAGGGCCAGCGTGTGCTGGCGGATCTGTGCCAACGGCATGGGATCTATGATCCCTGTCATGTTCCAGGGGATGCGTATTCCACCGCCTACAACGATGGGCGGCGAAGTGTAGTGGTAGACCTGCTGCGCTATCTAAATACCGATCTGGAGCGTCTTACCAACCTTTTAGACAGCCCGTATGGAGACTACGACCCAAGAGGCGACAGCGTCGCAGCCATCTGAGATTCAGCCAAGCGAAACGGGCCTAGCCCCAGAAGGCTCCAGCGTCAACAGTTTGGCGTTCGATCCAACCAGTCTGCCCGAAGACCTAGCAAATGAACCGAGCCTGCGCAGTTTTGATGATGTCGGCAAACTAGCCAAGAGTTATGTCCACCTAGTTAAGCGCCTAGGCGTTCCCCCGGATCAGTTGGTACGTCTGCCCTCCAGTCCAGATGACACCGGCTGGTCTGAGGTGTATGAGCGCCTGGGCCGCCCCAATGAAATCAGTGGCTATGAGATCAATGCCCAGGATGAGGTCACCGGCCAGTATCTGCAGGAGGCTCACAAGCTGGGGCTCTCCAAGGTGCAGGCCCGTCAGCTCTATGACTGGTACACCAGGAACCAGGAAGCCAACACCGCTGCAGACAGAGACGCCTGGCAGTACCAGCAACAGAACTACGTTCAGGATTTGCAGAAGGAATGGGGGCGTGATTATGCCGCCAATACGGATGTGGCCCGTCGTGCGTTTCTACAGCTAGCGGATGCCGAAACCCTGAAGCTTGTGGAAGAGACAGGCATTGGCAACCATCCGGGCCTGGTCAAGATGATGAACAAAATAGGCCAGTTGATGGCCGAAGACGGGCTGCTACAGAACGATGTCGGCACCAGCGGCAACGGTGGCCGTGTGGATATAGAAAGCCGCCTCAGTGAACTGATGGCCTCAGACTCGCCCTACTGGGACGGGATGCACCGCGACCATGACAGGTACGTTCAGGAAGCCCTACGCCTGCGGGAACTGCTGACATGACCTTAGAAGATAAGCGTGAGCTGCGCATGGAGTGCCTGCGGCTTGCGGTAGAAAACGGTACGCCGGTTGATGTGAGTGATCCGATCCCACTTGCAACAACCTATTATCTATGGGTTATATCAGAGCTAGAACCGGCACAGACCGGACAGAAACCACCGCCTAGCCGTAAACGCTAGGCTTAATCCCCCATGCGAGGCTGCGCGTCGGACAATCGTTCAGACCCGTAATCACGCACCTACCATAGAGCCCCCTCTGCGGGACAACTCTGATTTCAGGCATGGGAACGCCGAAATTGGAGTGACTAATGTCATCGCAAATCACGACGGCGTTCGTACAACAGTACAGCGCTAACTTACAGCACCTCTCGCAGCAAAAAGGCTCACGCCTGCGCGGAGTTGTGCGTGTTGAAGCCGTTCGCGGCAAGCAAGCCTTCTTTGACCAGATTGGTAGCCAGTCCGCCAGCGTGCGAACCACCAGAGCTGCCGACACCTTACTAAACGACACACCACACGCACGGCGCATGGTGACGTTGGCGGACTACGAAGTCGCCGACCTCATCGACGATCAAGATAAACTTCGGATGATCGTTGACCCGACCAGTTCTTACGCACAGGCCCAGGCTTTTGCGATTGGGCGGTCAATGGACGATGTCATCATCACCGCCGCCACCGGCGATGCGAAGACTGGCGAAACCGGCGGGACCACTACCGCGCTGCCAGCAGGACAGAAAGTAGCCGTCAACCTGTCAGGCTCCAACGAAGGGCTGACGATTGGCAAGCTGCGCGAAGCCAAGTACATCATGGATAACAATGATGTAGACCCAAGCATCCCACGGATTATGGTGGTTGGCCCCAAGCAGATTCAGGATCTCTTGGAAAGCACCAACATCACCAGTAGCGATTTCAATACCGTCAAGGCGTTAGTTCAGGGCGAGGTGAACACCTTTATGGGGTTCAACTTCATTACCAGCACCCGACTGGCACACAACACCGGCACCGATGTCCGCACCTGTTTTGCGTATGCGGTTGACGGCTTGACACTGGCGGTAGCCAAGGATTTGACCGTGCGCATTGATGAGCGCCCAGACAAGGGCTATGCCGTCCAGGTGTATGCTTGTATGTCGATTGGGGCGACGCGCATGGAAGAAGAAAAGGTTGTCGAAATTTCTTGTGACGAATCGCCATAAAGGAGCTGACTAATGGCAAATAATAACACGACGAAAGTCACCAACATCACTGCCGATCCGGCGGTGAATGTAGATGCCGCTGAAGCTCATGGCCGAATGCGGGTCTGGTATGACAGCTTTGAAGCCAGTTCTACGGCTTCTGCGGACACGATTACCTTTGCGCGAATGCCCAAAGGCGCAACCATTTGGCAAGTCCGAGTGGTCGCAGATGCGCTGGGTTCAAGCGTAACGATCAAGGTAGGCGATGCTTCAGACGATGACCGTTTCATTACGGCCACTACGATGAACACCGCAAACCTAGTGACCGAAACCAATGCCATCGCAGGCGTTGGCTACAACTACACGGCCCAGACCGACTTGATTGCTACCGTAGGTGGCGCAGCCGCGACTGGGACGATTAAGTTCATGGTCTTCTACACACTAGGAGACTAATGACTTCAGTCGTTCAGATATGCAACATTGCCCTGTCCAATCTGGGTGAGGCGAAAATCGCAGCGCTGACCGACGAAAACGAGCGTGCGCGGCAGTGCAACCTTCGTTACGACGATTGTCGTGATGCCGTGCTACGCAGCCACCCCTGGAATGCGGCAGTAACTCGCGTGGCTCTAGCTGCAAGCGTTACTGCGCCAGCCTGGGGGTATGCCAAGAAGTTTGCCCTACCCGCCGACTGTCTCCGAGTCTTGGACATCGAAGACTTCTACCAGGACTACAAAGTGGAAGGCCGCTTTGTCTTCACTGACGCAACAGCAGTCAACCTGCTCTACATTGCAAAGATCACCGACCCCACCCAGTTTGACAGCCTATTGCTGCACGCCATCGCCA